AAAAATGGTGAAGAATACACACCAACAATCAACTAATCTCCTTTTTCTGGAAAGATTAAAAACCAAACTATATGAGCAAACAAGTAACAGATATTCGTGGAGTTAAAAGAAGCTCCAACGACTGCGCCCTTATAAAGGGTAACTACTACCAGAAGGGAGTAGATTGTACAGAGAAGGGCGGCAAGTACTTTCGTACAGATGCTGCTAAAGCACTCACTAACGATGAAGTGTACACTGAAACTCGTGAAACAAGGCCCGCTCTTCCACCTAAAGTACCTAAATGGACTTATCAGATTAACGGAGACACTCTTCGTTTTCTCTTAGACGGAGATAATCGTGGTGAGAATACATTTAGTGTCATAGATAATACCAATTCCTGTGGCACTTTAGAGATAGATAATCTCTCTGGTTTTGAAGCGCTTATCACGGATAATGATGTTCCTGAAGATATCATTAAAGAAGCTATAATTGCCTGGAAACAGCAATTAATGAATATTAGAAATGCAGCATTTCTCATCTTCTCTAATAATGATGAAACAGAAAACATCAACGAGATAATGGATGAGATTGCTTATGTTCAAACGACTTATCGTCTCAATCCTAACAGTGGTGCTAGCATCAAAGTCTGGATTCTATCTTCTGATACTTCAGATGATGAACGTCCCTAAGTGATTAATTAACTAAATAAATTTTATTCTTTCCAGTGAGAAGGGTGTATTGAGTCAGCTAGCCTGCTATACATGATTGCAAAATTAAACCTTCTTTCTGGAAAGACTACAAAACATGAACAACACAACACAACAAACAGTACAAAGAGTTAATAAAGATGGATCTCCTGATAAAAGATTCAAAGTAAATCGACCACCTGTAATAACTCCAGTAAGAACAATTAATGGTATTACCTATGTAATAACATCTGGATTAAATTATCGTATTATGTTTCGAGAAGCAGGACGTGATCTTGGTGTAGTCGAATTAAATGTATATTCATCTAACATTTCTTGTGGTGTTAGACAAGTTTCTGGTATTTCACGTTTAGAACATTTTGCGAATAGAAGTGTGCCAACAGAACTTATAGTTAGTGCTATGCGAGAGTGTCTCACACAAATAAAAAGAAATACAGCAGGCTGGCTTATAATGAGCAATCATGCACATTCTTATTGTGATAGTATAATGCAAGAAGTTTGTCCTACATTCACAGAACATAGACGTAATCCCAACTCTGGACGTAGAATTTCGATTTTCTGTTACTAAACTTTATTTGGTAGTTTGAGAAAATTGTCGTACATTTGTGTATGTCAATTAAAGTAAAAAATAAAACTTGTATTATATGTAAACGGGAGCAACCCTGGTTTTCTAAGAAGACTTGTCGCTCCTGTTATCTTAAAGCACATAATAAACCTATATTATCCAAATCTACTATTAAGAAGATTAGTGATAAACATAGAGAACGTCTAAAAAAGTATCAGGAACTCAGAGATCAATACTTTTTAGAACACCCTACTTGTGAATTTCCTGGTTGTACTTCTAAGAGAATTCAATTACATCATCGCGCTGGTAGGTTAGGACAGAAGTTATATGAAGATTTTATGTCATGCTGTTCTACACATCACGAATATATCCATATGAATCCTACTGAATCTTATGAAAATGGTTGGTTAATTTCACGCATAAAAACTACTAAAGATGACTAAAGAACAAAATAAACGATGGAGTACTCTTTTATTTAATGCTCATGCTGAATGGGGTGAGCAAGATAAATTTCTCAACTACATAGAATCTCTTGAAAAACGAATTGAAGAACTTGAGAACGCTCCACAAAATATAGTCTTTGGGCAAGAACCAACTCTTTCTGGAATGAGAAAAATAGATCCACGTAAAAATCAACCAAAAGGCTTATGAAACCAAATCGAAATAAAAACTTTAGTTATCTATTTTTCACCTTATTCTTTATTGGAACTATTATTTTATATAAACAACCAAATGAAGTAGTAATGGGCTTGCATCAGTGGATAAAAATTATGTTACTAGAGCTCTTACTTCAAATGGGATTTCATTATGTGAACAAAGGTTCTAAGAAGAAACGTAAAATAAAAGTGTATGTTGATCGCACTGAAGAAACATAAGGGAGTAATTCCTCAAGATTTCGTTAATCACATAAAGAATCTTGAAGATGGAACTTATATTGTAAAGATTCTTTCTCTCCAGGAGAAGGGTGTGGCAGCATATCGTAGACAGTACCGTCATATACTCGATACAATAAGTTTCACAACGGGCGAACGACCACAGGAGATTCATCAGAGAATGAAGGCTGCGTTCGGAGTGGAAAGTACGGCTGGAGAATCTCTATCACCCGCTTGCTGGATAGAATATATTGAAAATGTAAAAATGCTCACGCTAACACAAATTGACCTTATTCTTTGACACAAACCATATTAATTTTAGGAATACTCTTAATTCATTATATCGCAGATTTCTGGGTGCAAACTTCAGAAGAAGCTAGAAATAAGAGTCATAGCATTACAGCGCTTCTCTCTCATACTTTCTCTTATTCTTTTTTCTTTATTATTCCAATGATGTTTATCTTTGCTTCGATAAATAAGAGTCCGTCTTTAGCTTGGGAATTTTGTGCTATAACTTTTGTTTTACATACTATAACAGATTTCTTTACTTCTCGTGTTAATGCTTATTTTTGGAGGCAGGGGCGCGACCGAGACTTCTTTAAGAATCTGGGATTTGATCAGCTACTTCATTTCATACAACTTCTATTAACATTTCAACTACTACAATGATAGGGGTGAGTTCATTTAAGGATAGTTTTACTGAGGAAGAAGCTTTATCTTTCCAGAAAGAGGTGGAATATAAGAATCAAATTAAAGAACTTCAAGAACTTTTAAGAAAGTATCGTGAAGATGACGCAAGAAAAGACAAGTTTATTGTTAAACTTTCAGAACGATTACACTACTGGGAGAGTGGAACTGGATAAATATGAACAGACAACTAGGTAGACGCGATAGTTATTCTTGGAAACCAAAAGAACCAAGATTTGTGAAAAACACAAAAGAGAAACCTATGAAGATAAAGGACCTTTTTTCTGGAAAGAAAACAAAATACATTACAGAAAGAGAATTAAGAGAATATTACATTCAATATTGGGAACGGGGATCTCTAAGCAATGTGCCACCACATATAATAAATAGAGCAAATAATATTTCTCTTGAAGAACTCTTAAAAATACCAGGAATATTACAAGGCAAAACATTTAAAGAATGACTGAGGGACAATTAAGAAATGAGATAATCAAAAGAAATTTAACAGAATATATAAGAATGAATCATGAATTATCTCTTTATCAACAAGTAAATGATATGGATAAAGATTATTTAAAAAAGTATTTTAGTCACTACATACCTATAGGAGAGGTTTTAGAAGATGAAAAAGAGTGAAGCAAAGCAACAATTAATTAATTTACTTGATAGATCTGATCTTTGTATTATGAAAGAAATTGAATGGGAAGGTGGAGATCGAGATGATGATGCTACTAATTCAGAAAAGAAAAGGATTGTTGAACAAATCATGAAAATAGTTTATCCAAAATGAGTGAAGAACTTAATAATTTACGAGCGGCTACTATTAAAACTATTCTTAATTCAGATAATCTAAATGAAGGTTATATTGTTAGTGGATCAAGAAAGTTTACTAGATCAGAACTAGCTAAGGAAATCGAAAATCAAACAGAAGTTGGTAATAATGCTATTAAAAATCTTATATTACTAGCAACTGATTTAGTTTTACGTGGTAAAAAAGAACTATGAAAAAGAGTGAAGAAGATCCTAAACGGATACTAAATCAGGCAACAGGATTAGCGTTTCTTGGAGTACAGTCTATTATACCAGTACTTCATGAGAAAGAACGTCTTCGTGATGAAGGGCGCGCCCTACGTAAGGAAAACACAAGACTGAAAACAGAATCTCAAAAGAAAGATCAAGCTCTAAAAACACTTCAGAGAAAATGTGTAGAACTTGAGCATCAACTTTCGCGCCATTCAAAACATGAACCCATTAATCAATATGATATTTTACACTAATGGAAGAAACAATAACTATTACTAAGGAGGAACATGCTCGTCTTTTATACATGGAAGATTGGATTACTTGTTTAGAGGCAGCAGGTGTAGAACATTGGGAAGGAATTGATGAAGCAAATAGACTCATGGATCAAATAGACGAAGAATTAGATCGTTGGAGAAATAACGGAAGTGTAGAGTGGGAGGAGATTGAATGAGTAAATTATGGATCTATGATTGGGAAACAACAATTTCCTTTGCTGAAGTAAGCTTTCTTGAGTTTAATTCAGATAAACATGTTACGTTTCAAATTGACGATGATACGGGAAGAAACGATCGACAGCAGTTGATTGATTTTGTAAAAGGAAAAATGCTAGTTGGATTCAATAATCAAACGTTCGATAATATTCATACTAATTATTGCATCAAAAATAAGACTGTAAAAGCTGCAGATCTTTATAAGATTAGTGGACAAATTATAAATGGACAAAAAGATCAAGGATTTAATCTTTATAAAGAATTTAAGGACTATTTAAAGTCTGATCTTTATGAATCCATAGATCTGATGAGACTTCTATTTTCAAAGAAGCTTAGATGTTCTCTTAAAGAACTTGAATGTTCTCTTAACTTTAAATCAGTTCGTGAATTTCCTCATGGATTTGATAAGAAACTTACATCTTCCCAGAAAGAGGAGTTAATTGCATATAATTTAATAGACTGTGAAGCTACAAAACTTGTATTTTCTAAATCTATAGATGCTCTTAAGATTCGTCGTTGGATGGAAGAAGAGTATGGAATTGATGCCTTCTCACTGGATAGTGTAAATTCTGGAGTAAAAATAATAGAAGTACTTTATCAGAAAGAAATAGGTAATGCAGATTTTAAAGAGCAAAGAACTTTTAGAGATAAGATAAATATTAAAGATATTATTCTTCCTCAAGTAGAGTTTAAAACTAAAGCTTTTCAAGATGTATTACAAGTTTATAAAAATCATACTTGGTATTCTAAGCATTTTATAGAAGAACTTTTTGAAGATGGTAAACTTCTTCATGAACCTCTTATAAATGGATTTAAGTTTAAGTTTTCTCTTGGTGGACTTCACGGTTATACTCAAGCAGGAGCTTGGAAAAGCGACGACAAATATGATATTCTTTCAATAGATGTAATCTCTTACTATCCAAGTCTTATAATTAAGCATAAATTCTGTCCTGGACATCTTAATTCTGATCTATTTCTACGCATTTACGCTGGCATTAAAGAGGAGCGAGTTCGCGCTAAGGCAGAAGGTAATAAACTTAAAAATGAGACGCTTAAGCTATCTTTAAATGGCTCCTATGGTATGTTTGGATCACAATATTCATGGTTATTTGATCATCAGGTTCGTTTACAGATTTGTGTAAGTGGACAACTATTCTTAGCAATGCTTATTGAGAGACTTTTTGAAAATAATATTCAGCTAATTGATGCAAATACTGATGGATTATTTGTAAAAGTTCTTAAGACAGACCGCGCGCTCCTTGATAAGATAATTAAAGAATGGGAAGCTATTACTTTAATGGAAATGGAACTTACTAAGTTTGAGGAAGTATATTTTGTTAATACAGCAGATTATATAGGAACTACTATTAGTAAAGGTAAAATTTCTTTCAAGGAGAAGGGTATGTTTATTTCTGAAACTCAATTAGGAAAAGGATCTGAATTTCCTATTATTGCGAAAGCTATAAGAGAATATCTATTTAATAAAATTCCTATTGAAAAGACAATAAGAGAAGAATCAAATATACTTCAGTTCTGTAGCTATAAAAAGCTAAAGTATGGAACTAAGTGTTTTCACAACCAACAAAAACAACAACGGGTAAACAGATTCTTTGCTGTTAAAAGTGGTGCTTATCTCTATGCAAAAGTAGTAGATGAAGAAACTAAGAAAGTTAGAATTACAAATCTTCTAAAGGATTCACCAGTTACTATTTTAAATGAATTAGATGATAAAAAGATTGAAGATAGAAGTATTAACTATCCTTTTTATCTTAATTCGGCGCGCACCATTATATCAGCTATAGAGGGTATAAAAGAACTATGGTAAAACAGGAACAAGTGAATAGGGTAAATGTGGCACTCGATAGTGCAATTATTAAAAAACTTCGAGAAGCACGAATTAGCGAACGAGAAATGGGTTCAGCTGAGGTTGTACTAATTGGAATGTTAAATGACGAAGTTGAAGTCTTGGATGAGATGGATCAAGAAAATAGCAATCGTGATTTTGTATTATTCTTTAAGAGTCTTGAACATAAAGGATTAGTTCAGGTAGATAAGGACGGGCCGCTCAATTGGAAATTAACTAAGAAAGGGACTGATCTTGCCACCTTTATTCTGGAAAGAAGTGATTCTCAAATAGTAACTCAAGTTCAAATTCTCGACAAAGAAACAGGAGAGCTAGTAGAACAAGAACCAACAGATCTACAGAAACTAGCAAGAGAAGTTAATGCTGCATTTCCACCTTCTAATGATCAGAAACGTCAGTTACGAAGAGGATATGATAATACTTTGAGGAAGCTAGAAGTGTTTAAGTCTAATTATTCCTTTCCAGAAGATGTGGTGCTAGATGCAGTAAAACTCTATCTAGCTGAACAAGAAGATTCACCAAGTGGTCATCAGTTCACACAGAATTGTAGCAACTTCATAGCTGAACAAGATAAAACAGGAAAGGTCTTGTCTTCAACTTTAGCTGGTTGGTGTGAAAAGGTCTTGGAAGAGCGTAAAAGTCCAACGCAATCGTTTAATACTAAATCTTTAGATACAGTTTAATCCCTCTTTCTGGAAAGAAAAACTAAACACAATGGAAAACACTAAAACAGACATCAACACATGGAACGATGTAGAACTTTTAGATTGGATAGATCTAAACGGTATCATGTCTTTCCAGGAGATAAGTGAAAAACAACTCTCACGTAAGCAGTTGATTCAATTAATAGATGAGAAAATACTTAAGTTTGATTAAAGGAGGTAAAACTTGAGCTTATATGAGGAAACAATAAAGGATATAGAGGAAAAGAGAGCTCGAAAACAACAGAAGTTATTTAATGGTGTGCCTTTCTCATTACCAAGATATCGAAAATACTTTGATACATTTGAAAAAGGCACATACATGGGTATCGTCGCAAATTCCGGAGTGGGTAAGAGTAGATTTTTACGACATCTTATTTATCACATCGTAGATTTTGCTATAGCTAATAGATATATGGTTAAGATACTTTATTTTGCCATGGAAGATGAGAAAAAACAGATTAATAAACGAATCATAGCTCATTATCTCTATGTAAAATATGGTGTATCTCTTAGTCAACAGTATTTAAATTCTATAGACGAGCCGCTTCCTGACAAATATCTTCAATTAATTAAAAATGATGAACCATTTTGGAAATTATTTGAATCTATAGTATGGATAATAAATGATGCTAATACTCCAAATGAAATATTACGAATATGTAATAATATTCATGAGAAATATGGTAAAACGCATCACTTATTTGCTTGTTTAGATAATCTAGCTAATGTTGTAGCAGACCCATCTGATGAAAACGAATGGAGCGCAATTAGACGTTTATCAAGGAATATTTGTAGATTACATCTGTGTAAGACTCTTGGATATACAGTAATAGCTCTTGTTCAGGCCGACATAGATACGGAAAAAGGAACTTTCAAGAATGTTGGTTCAAAAGGATTAATTAATATTGAGCCAAACTCTGCTAGTCTTGGAGGGACTAAGGTAATTATAAGAGATTTTTATATATTACTTGGGTTATTTAGTCCTCATAAATATGAGATTGAGCAGTATCCTTATTCTGGAGCTTATAATGTTAAAGTGCTTAGAAATAAGTTGCTTAGCCTTTTATGTTTGAAAAATAATAATGGTGAGTGCGCGCCTAGACTTTGCCTTAATTTCGACGGAAAAAATGAGGTGATAACAGAGCTTCCTCAAGTAGAAGACAAAGAGGCGCTTGAAAAATTATATAACGCAGTAATGAAAGAGGAGTTAGAAAAGAAATCTAAATCACCCTCTTTCTGGACAGACTAAATGAAACTATGGAAATGAAAAAACAGATGAGGTTTGTACGTAATCACAATATAACTCCATCTACATCAGGAACACTTAAAGAGTTAAAAGAACATATTGCTGCTATAGACTTTCCAGAAGATTGGAAATATGATATATGCTATGGAGAAGACTATTTTCAAATAGACCTTCAGGAGTACCGTGAGGAGACAGACGAAGAATTCATAAAACGCGCCCAACAACAAAATGAAGCTATAGCAATGCGAGAAGAGCGAGAAAAGAAAGAGTTTGAACGTCTGAAACAAAAGTTTGAAAATGGTTCACCAAAATTCTCTTAAACCTTCTTTCTGGAAAGATGAACAAAACCAATCGTAACAAACTACAAGAGAAGAAAGAACTCTTAGATGATCCTTTAATACAAGACATCTGTGTAGACCTTCTACTTTCTCTACACGAATCAGGAACAGCCCTAGAATATCTAGTTTTAGTAAAACAACTTCAAAAGAATTATGAGAAAGATTTGGTAGATTGATTTATTTGTCGTATCTTTGCACAAGATATGATAGAAGAGAGAGAATGTAATCAATGTAAACTCACTAAACCTTTAAAGGATTTTGGAAAAGAGTCTAAGTCAAAAGATGGATTAAAACACGATTGTAAAGTATGTCGTAATAAAGCAGCTCAAGTAGATAGATTAACTTGGACAGACGAACATAAAGAACGAGAGAATCAACGTAACATACATCGGTATGCTACAACTCGCAAGTCTATGATTCAAGTAATGAAAGTGAATGCTGATAGAATTACTGAAAACGATATGAATCGTCGAAAAGAGCTAAAACTTAAACATAAGTTTGGAATGACTCCAGAACAATATAATCAGATGTTAAGAGATCAGGATTATAAGTGTATAACCTGTAAAAAAGAAGAATCTGTAATAGATTGGAGAACTAAAGTTCCAAAAAGATTAGCAGTTGATCATGACCACGAAACAGGAAAGATACGAGGATTAATGTGTTCTAGATGTAATCCTGCTTTTGGTTTAGTTTATGAAAGTATTGAAATATTATGGAATATGATTATGTATAAATTAAAAAACACAGAGGAGGTAAAACAGATTGGGTAAAGCAACTATGATTCTTGGAGACTCCAAGGCAGGAAAGACAACAAGTATTAGGACACTTAATCCTAAAACCACAGTAGTAATATCACCACTCAACAAAGGGCTTCCTTTTGCTGGGAGCGGAAAGAATTATACAGTGTGGTCGAAAGATAAAAATCCAACAGGTAACATTATTCGAACTTCAGATTCAACCGCAATAGTAAACTGGATGAACTATATTAGTTCTAAAATGTTAGATGTTAGAGTAATAATTTTGGATGACAATACATTCGTAACCGCAAAAGCTCTAGATCGGAGACGCGAAGAAAAGACTTTCGATAAATTTACAGATATCGCTCATGACTTTCTTCTTCTAGCTGAAACAGCTAATTCGTTACGAGAAGACTTAAATGTTTACATATTACATCACGTCGAGTCTGAGGGAGATGACATACTAACACCTAAGAAGATTAAAGCAGCTTCATACGGAAAAATGATTGATCAAAAACTCCATGGAATGGAGAGTCAATTTGAAATCGTATTTTTAGCAGTTAAAATAGTGGATAGTGATGATAAGATTGTATATAAATTTAAAACACGTGACGCGAATAGCACCTGTGGCACGCCCATGAATATGTTTGATGAAGAATTTATAGACAATGATCTTGAAGCAATAGATCAAAGAATAAGGTGTTATTATCAAGATTGTCAAGGTGAAAAAGAAATACCAGAAGAACTAAAACCAAAAACAAAACAAGCAAATTGAACGAAGAAACAGGACCTCTCTTTATAAGAGGCAGTGAACTACCAATTAATCCACTAAAGCGTGAAGCTTATCAAAAAGCGTGGGAGATATGTAGAGAGAATAGGTATGATCAAAATGGTAATACAGGACTACCAATAACTATAGAGCAGGTGTTAAATACTGCTAAGCTTATAGAAGGATATTTAACACAAGAGTAAGACGGATAGTTTGTATCCGACCCAAGTAACAAAATCGAAACAACTAAATAAAACAAATGAACGAAACGAACAACGTGAGTAAGACAAGTGGGAATGAATATAACTTCGGTGCGATTGAAGTTATGGAACGTGTTAACTGGTTACAACCAGGTAACTACAATTTGAGTATTACAGGTGCTAAGTATATGAAGCCTGAAGGAGAGAAGATGGGGGGCGGGCCTAAAACGCCTTTTGTGATGGTGTCTTTCCAGGGAAAGGCGGGCAAGGTAGATAGTAACCTCTACGTTACACCTAAAGCCTTTGTAAAGCTTAAGTATCTTTATGAGAACTGGTTTGAAAAGACCTGTGATAAAGACTTCTCTAAGGAGAAGAATCCGATAGACAGTATTGGAATGTTCTTCGAGAAAGCTTTCTCAAGTGATACAGCAAAGAAGATTAATAAGAATATGATTATAGGGGGCCGCACCTCTACTACTGGAAAGGTATTTGCAGAAGTACCATTTAGTAATTTTATAGTTCCAGATGGAACAGAGTTTATAGAAGGGCCATTTGAAGTAGGTTCAACTCAGTATATTTTGAATGTGAAGGGCGCACCAATGACTCCTGCTAGTAATTCTAATTCAGTAGTATTAGATAGTGATCCTTGGAATACTTCCAAGGATGACCTTCAGGACGATATGCCATTTTAATCTAATATAAGACATTGCACTAAATCATGACTTAATTGTCACAAAGCCCTTGTTTCTACAGGGGCTTTTTTCATTTTAAAACTAAATTAATGATATTAATACTATGTATATTTATTATAATAATATACTTAGATAAACTCCCAAAAGGATATGAGTAAAAAACCAACACCTTCTTCTGGAAAGAAGAAATCTCAAAAGCAAGTAGAAGAAGAAGTTAAAGCTCGAGCAGTTCAATCAATGAATCTTAAAGACGTAAAAGAACAACGATCATAATCACTTAAAACATATTACATTGGGTTGTCATACATGGGCATATTTACCTAAAATAAAAGGTAAAGAGAACATTATAAAATATTGGAAGGATCAACAAGAGTGGTATTACTGGGAAGATGAACATGACTTTATCGAATGGGGTAATACTAAAGATTATCTCTTTGATGTCTATAATTCTTGGCATTTTCTTTTATTACAACCCAATAATGAGTGGTGGTTATATGAATCTGTTTCAGAAATTAGTGATGAGCCAAGAATTGGAGGTTATCCTGATAAAGTAATTCACTCTGAAAAAGAAATGCTTGAGTTTATGGGTACTGGATTTACTAATGATGAAGGTAAGCATTTTGACTTTTATTATGACGCAGATCGTTATGATATCTTTATGAAAGGAATACAAACATTTTTTCAAAAACATCCTGATGGGATAATAACTTTTGGTTGATATGGATATATTTAATGAGCTTTCTGCTATCCAGAAAGAGGGTTATAGAGTACAAATACTCTGGAATGAGTCCATACGAATTATATCTGGATCTTGTGGTAAACCTGATATGTATATAATAAGTCACCATTCTTCTGGAAAGGATTTTAAACACACAATAATTAAAGCCATAATGGCATACGATGACATCAAATCAGCTAGAAATAGTAAACAAGGTAGTAGCAAGTAATCCTATTCAGTATAACTTCATGAAAGCTCTAGAAGAAATGAGTGAGCTTTCAGAGGTCTTACTTAAGAAGATGAATAAAAAAGGAACAGCAAAAGAACCAAGTAATCAAGAAATAATTGATGAAATCTCAGATGTTCTTATGCGAACACAAGGTCTTGCTATAATCTTTGGTGAGGAGGCTGTAGAAGCACGACTTAATTCTAAACTGGCTAAACTTGATCAATACATAGCTGAAGGAAAGTACAAAGGTAGAGTTTAATAACAAATCATAAAAAGATTTGGTAGTCTCGATTTTATTTCGTATATTTTTATAGTCAGTACTTGTTGATTATAAATTTATAACTAATTTATTTCCCCACTTAGGAATTACCCGTTTAATCACGAGTACTGACACCTAACGTGGGGATTTTATATTTAGGATGTGGTGTAATAAAGTTGTAGAAATAATTGATGGTAAAAAACCTTGTTCAAAATGTAAACAAGATTTACCTATTACGGACTTTTATAAGTGTAAGGATACTTCTATTGGTCTTGCTTCTTGTTGTATTGAGTGTAGAAAGAAAGATTATAAAAACTTAACTCCGGAACAAAGAGAAAAGTATTTTCTTAATCGTGTTAGCTATTATAAAAGAAATAAAGAAAAGATTGATAAACGTTGTAAAGATTATTGGAATAAAATTCAAGAATCTGGTTTTTCTTTAAAACGTGAACAACAGTTAGCAAAAATTTATGATTTAACACCTAAGGAGGTTGCTAATATGGAAGAAGAATCTCACGGATGTTGTTTTATTTGTGGTGTTCATAAGTCACAGTTAAAAAAAGAATTATTTATAGATCATAATCATGAGACAGGACAAATACGCGGACTCTTATGTTCAAATTGTAATTTTATGCTAGGAAATGCAAAAGATAATATTGAAATACTTCAAAAGGGAATTAACTACTTAAAAGATAAAGATGGTTAACATGTTTGATTTTAAAAAGATAAGAATTAGTCCATTGACTAAAGAGTGGATATTAGAGCGTGTTTCCGATAGTGAGGTATTTATGCATTATTACGGTAAATTTCAATTAAATAAACAGTGTAAAGATGCTTTCTCAAAAGATAATAATCCGAGTGCTACTTTCTTTATAGGACAGAGTGGTGAAATTGTATATCATTCGTTTAAATCAAATGAGTCCTATAATTGTTTTTCTTTCGTTCGACGTCTATATCAATGCAATTATGATCGAGCACTTACAATCATTGCAGAAACTTTTGGCCTCATTGATACTAAGACTTCAATTGCTTCTCCTAAGCTATGTCTTGAAGCTAGAGAGCTTGATAGAACTATTAAGAAAGATGTACTTATTCAGTTCACTAAAAGTGAATGGAAGCCGTTTCTTGGTTCTCCATTCTCTTATTGGGTTGATTATGATTATTCTAAGAAGGAACTCATAGATAATAACATCTTTAATGTGGATAGGCTCTTTCTTAATAAGAGAGAGATCTATAATAAATCAGGGGAGCCGCGATTTGCTTATGTTGAAAGTGAACCAGGGGGCGCCGATTTAGTAAAGATTTATATGCCTCTTGCTAAAGGTGGAATGAAGTGGTTATCTACATTTCCCCTTGATCGTCCTTTTGGAATCCACCTTCTTCCTGGAAAGAGTGATGTCTTAATCATTACTAAATCAAAGAAGGATATGGTACTCTTTAAAAGAGTATTCACTGATGTGATTGGGCTTCAGAATGAGAGTTTAGGCGCTCTTAATATGGATACTATTAAGTATCTAAAGAGTAAGTATAAAAGTATAGTTCTTTGTCTAGGATGTGACCCTCATGGTCATGGAATTACACTTCAACTTCAAAAGAGAATTGGTAATCAAGCCACCTTTTGGGAGACACCCCTACAAGATTATCAACGCTTTCAAGTTGAAGATCTCTCAGATTATACTAAACAATATTCATGGTCAATGACTATGGAACTTCTTCAAAAAGATAAAATGATATAATATGAAATACTTATGGAGTTTATTTGTTTCTAAAGAACTTGCAAAAACTTTAACCGAAAAGAAGTTTGATAAACCTTGTTTGGCACATTATTTTGTTTTTGGAGAAGGTAAAAAAAGAACTAATTCCGAGTTATTTATAGGTGGTGAATTTCCTTCTGTAAGTGAAAAAGAAGAAGAGCTTCAAAAGAATGCTTATCATGATATTAGTGTACCTCTTTATCAACAAGTAATAGACTGGTTAAGAGAAGTTCATAATATTGAGATAAATATTATGAGATATACTTATGAAGGAGGCGTGTATAAAGGAAAATGTTATATGTGGTATGTAGATCAACACGATCCAAAATATAATAACGAACTCGCTGCTTATGGTTCTTATTTGCTATTAAATGAGAGAAAGTCTCAAGGATATGATTTTCACGATTACTACGAAGCATTAACCGAAGCAATTAAAGCCGCGCTATCACTTATATGAAGAAATCACTATACTGGATTGCTCTAAGATTTTATTACTTTATGTGTCACGTAATAACCAATTAAAAAATATATGAAAAACAAACAACCACTTTCGCAGAAAGACATGAGTCAGAGTGAACTCGCCACATTATTAATGGGTGTGCACGGAGCTAAATTTGCAACACTTGTTACAGAGACTCCTGTAGACATGAATAAGACGGGGAATCCTTTTGCTAATCGTAATGTTACTAAACTTGCGACTACAAATGTAACTTTAAATTTCAATTACAATAATTCTGCCCAGAAGAAAGGTATTGTTGTAGCTGGAACAGGTCGTAAGTGGGGCGGGCGCATCGCTTCAAGTCCTATACTTATTAATA